GCACTGGAATAGGAATGTCAGTTCATTCTGAGGAATGGTCTGTTTTAGCTCGGGAGTTACTGGCAAAATCAGAAGCAGGGGACGGTAATATAATCGTTGGAGATTATAAAGCGTTTGGTGACACGTTGATGACAATATGCATCCAATCTGCATATAAATGTATTATTCGTTGGTATGAGCACTACTATGGGGATGTTCTAACTAATGAAGATCGTTTAGTTATGAACATTTTAGTTCAGGAAGTTTTGCATCCTTTACATATCGCTAAAAATGTTTGTTATCGAATGTATTGCGGAATACCTTCGGGTTTTCCTATGACAGTTGAGATTAACGATTTGGTTAACAAACTTTATATGCGTTATTGTTGGGCTACTATAATGCCTGAAGGAGAGAATGCTCAATCAGCGTTTAATCGTCATGTGTATCTTTGCACTTATGGAGATGATATGATTATGTCAGTTTCAGATAAGGTTAAGGATAAATTCAATTTTAGAACTATACAATCTAAATTAAAGGAATATAATATTGAATTTACTCCCGCTACTAAATCAGATACTTCATATGATTATCTGCCATTAGATCATCAAGATGTCACTTTTTTAAAAGGCCAATTTCGAAAGCATCCTTTAAGACCATATATGTTTATTTGTGCGAGACCCGAAGCTTCATGCTTGGAAAACTTAAATTGGATTTGGGAGGGAAATGATCCGTTAGGAGCAACTTTTGAAGCAGCAAGAGCAGCATTAAATGAATTGTATGGCCGAGGACCAGAAGAATATATGTATTGGAGACAAAAGATCGTCGATTGGTTTGCTAAAGCAGGAGTTAATATGCATCCGAGAGAGCAATTACCCCATCTTAAAACTTGGAAAGAGCGTGATAATGAGATTTATCACGTTAATTCGAATGCTTAGTTATAGCTTAGCCGCTATCGCAGGATAAACTGCGAAAACAAGAGTTTAAAGGACTATGTGTGTAATGTAAATATTTTATGTTTGTGAATGTTTATAGTTTGTCCGCTTTATTTCTTGAATAACTAAGAAAGCTGTTACATTTATGTACCAACTTTTAAGGTTAATAGAGTAATAGTTGATTAGCTTATTATTGGAGAATCCGAGGAAAGCTGAGCTAAAGTGCTACTTTATTGGAGTGCTTTAACCTATTATAGGGACCCGCCAGCGGTAAGCAATTAACTTTATTCTATAAAGAATAAATGGAAAACACAATATCAACTCCAAGATGTTGCATTCGGAGTTAAGAAAGTTGTTATTGGTATGGTCGTAGAAGACGAAAAGATCTCTGTTGATGATATTATTGATGAAATTCAATCATGGGAAGACGATGTCCAATCTGTCGATATTAAATCATTCGAA